GCGACGTCTCCTCCGCGAAAGCGTCGATCAGCGGCTCGAGCAGATAGGGCGCCTCCGGGATGACGTGGCCATCTGTGAGAGGGAGGGTGTGGGAGGGTGTGGGAGGGTGTGGGGCTGGGGTATGGGTGTACCGCCACGACGCCCCAAAATGAAACATAGGTTCACCAAAGATATTAGAAATATAAGGATATGGAAACACGTTGACAGCCATACCCAGTATTGGTAAAATAGACACACCACGCAACATCGGTGGGCGAGGCAACGCAAGGATTATGCGAAACATACATACTGGAAGGATAGACGATGAAACGAACAGTGAAACGGGTGGTGCTAAGCACTAAGACTGAGACGCTAACATATACGTTACGGGAGTTGGAGGCGCTGGTTCGCGCTGATGAGAAACTCGGCGCTGATGTGAGGTGTGACTTGTACATCATGGGTAGTGGGGCGGAAATGTTCGCTGATGATGAGGTGAACTTTCAATTCGTATCGCAAACTGCGGATGAGGAAGAGGGATGAGAATGCTAGGCGCGGCAGCGGTGGTGCTATTCGGGTTCTGGGCGGCGCAGGTGCTGGGACAAGGGAACGAGGCGTGCAAGATGCGGCACAGCACGCAAACCTGTGAGAGGCTGATGCGATGAGTGTGATGTTCATGGCCCAGCTGGACTGGTATGACGTGCAGCAAGAGGTGAAGATGGGGCGCTACTCGCGTGAACAGTACGAGGAGTTCAGGAAAGTTTGGCCCATGGCGCTACCCGACCTCCCAGCCGAGGGTGAAGATAAGCAGTGGAATACTGTGCCGGACCTGCGTGTGACTGCGGAAGAGCTGGACGCGATTATGCAGGACGCACCGAAAGGGACTGTGAAGGTTGCGGGCGGTTATGGTCAGGGAATGATGCTTACCAAGCTGAAAGATGACCATGGCAAGCGCACAGGGGAGCTGGTTCAGATCACAGTGCCCGACATGGGGCTGATACTCATGGACGAGGTCACTTGGAAAGAAAACGCTTGCACCGAGGATCTGCAAGACATGCTTGATCAGGGCTGGCGTCTCCTCGCAGTATGCCCACCGAACGCGAAACGCAGGCCAGACTATATCCTCGGAAGGAGGAAACAACGATGAGAACACTAGAAACGCCAGCAATGGTGAAGGAGAGAGAACTCGTGCAGAAGCTTAACGGCCTGATCGAGTGGGGTGATAGCCTTATCTTCCAGTTACAGGACATGGAAGCGCGAGTGCTTCAAGCACTGAATAGCGACATCAACCTCACCAAACGCGCCCACATGAAAAAAGAACTGGGGTATGCTCGCACCCAGCAGCGTGACGTGGAAGCGGAGCAAGCGAGGCTCAGGAAAGCGCGTAATGAGACTGTGCGGACGTATATGACCGGCAACCTGTTCGGCGTAGTGTTCGCGGCCGCAGGCTGGGCGAGCGGCACAATGTTATTATCACAATTAATTTGGAGAATGCTATGAGTAAAAAAGAAAACGCGTACAATGCGAGGATGCTCGCAGCGCAGGAACAGTGCCGAGAACTGACCGGCCCGTCCAGAAGGCAGAGCGCGGCGGAGCATTACCACAGAGCGCGTCAGGAGGCCATTGCCTCGGAAGTGGGCCTGCAGCGCAGAATGAGTGAAGTGGCGGCGTTCCACAAGGTGAATGAGTCGCTGTTCAGAAACGTTGACTCATTCACCCCTGACTTCGGCTCACCCCATATGGAGGAGCAAGAAGACAAGCCTACTACCCCAACGCCTCCCGAAGCACTTGCGGAGTTCATGCGCGCGGCTAAGGCTGGAAGCTGGGATCAGGTCGTAGGGCAGGATGAGGCGCTAGGCGAATTGAAAGATGCGATTGAGGGCGCAATGACAAACCCTGAACTTTACGCCCACTACAACAGGAGTGTGCCAAAGGGCGCAGCCCTTTACGGTCCTCCAGGATGTGGTAAGACAATGTTCGCAAAGGCCGTGGCTGGAAAGTTAGCCGAACTCGCGAAGGAGGATGAGGTGCCTTACCTATTCGTCACCGCAGGTTCGGTGCAAAGTAAGTTCGTGGGCGAGACTGAGAAGACCATCAACGCTTTGTTCAAGTTCGCAAGGGAATATAAGCAGTTCGCAGGCGTTCCGCTTCTAATCTTCATCGACGAGGCGGAGACATTGCTGCCTAACCGCAAGAGCCGCCGCCGTGCTACATACTCGTACGAGGACTCACAAGTCGCATCGTTCCTGACCGCGATGGATGGGGTAGATGAGTGCGGCGCGTTCGTTCTCCTCGCCACTAACCGCATGGAAGAACTGGATCAGGCGGTGTTGCGTGATGGGCGTTGCGAGTTCAAGGTGGAGATCAAGATGCCTGATCGCGCCGCCATTCATGAGATCATTCGTCGAGGTCTCAAGAGGCTTCCGATAAACGGCCTCGACCCCGCCCTGTTAGCTCGCCGCGCAGTGCAAGCGATGTATGAGGACGATAAGGTGCTGGGCGGGCCGATGAAGTTCCACCATATCCTCAGCGGCGCGATGGCGGCAAGTATTCCAGACCGTGCAGCTCGTGTAGCATTCGCTCGTGACAAGGCGGACAATACAATCACAGGCATAACGCCAAACGATATGGCCGATGCGGTCGAGGTGTTATGGAATGAAAACAAAGGGCTGGACCACACATATTCGGTCGAGCAGTTCATGAAAGGACAAGAGAATGGATGAGGCAACTAAAGACGCGCTGGAGGGAAGTATCAGGCAATGGGAGAAGAAACTGAAGCATAGTTTCGGTGAGGTGCAACTAAGCACGGCCTCATGCGAATTGTGTCAGCGCTTTCACTCGAACGGCACGAAGAAAGTGGAGCCGTTCATATCATGTTGCCTCGGTTGTCCTGTGGCCGAACGTACAGGGCAGGTAGGTTGCCATGGCACTCCTTACGAGCTAATCAGTGAGCTGAACCGCACATATGAAAATGAATCAGTGACGATTGATACAGCGCAGTCCCATTTCGAGGCGCTCGCGGCAGAAGAAATCACATTCCTCAAATCCCTACTGGAGAACGACCAATGAATATTAACTTTAACCCTACGCTTGCCTGCAACTATGATGAGAGTAAGCTAACCTTCCCACTCTGGGGCACGTTCAAGTTCGACGGAGTGCGCGGCATGACACAAAGCATCGGCGCAGTTACTCGTACCCGCAAGCCCATCCCAAACCAGCATATTCGTGATATGATCAACACCTTACCTGCGGGACTTGACGGTGAGATCACAGCCGGAACGTTCCAAGAGACACAAAGCGCAGTGATGACGCAAAGCGGTAAGCCGGAGTTCCAGTTCCGTCCGTTCGACCTCTTCACCGGTATGCCTGATAAGTACGAGGCAAGGGTTGAAGCATTGCGCGATCTGGAGTGCTCTGGCGATCTGCCCTCATGGGTCATCCCGATCTACCCACATGAGCTGAAAGATATTGAAGCAGTCCATGCAATGTATGAGATTGCAATGGCACTGGGTCATGAAGGACTGGTCCTGCGCCGAGCCTCTGCCCCATACAAGCAGGGCCGAAGCACTAAGAACCAGCATTACCTCATGCGCAAGGTAGGCAAAGATCGAGCCGAGGGCGTGGTGCTAGGCATGTCTCAGCTATGCCGCAACCACAACGAACCGTTCCTCGACGAGACCGGAAAGCAGAAGCGCAGTCATGAAGCGGCAGGTAAAGTGAGTGCGAATGAGATGGGCGCACTGTCCGTCACTCACGAAGCTAATGGGATGAAGTTCGAGGTAGGCACTGGTTTCACCTCCCAGCAACGTAAGGAAATCTGGACCAACCCTGACAAGTACGTGGGCCGAACCTTCACCTACGAGTTCAAGGGCCTCGGTACGCATGGCCGACCTCGTCACCCTGCCTTTATCGGTTGGAGGGATGCACTATGAGTGTGCACGTTCCAATTGACGGGGCGACGCAGTCTGTGTATAATACGGGGAAGGAGGGCTGCATCAATGGCAATTAACCTATCCCAGTTCAAGGATATAGAGTACATCTTGGACCAAGTCCTGAACCAAGAACAACAACGGGGAGAGTTCAGGCTCCCAGAATACTCAGACGCCGCGCGTTGGCGTATGCGAGCTAACCGGTTCCGCGTAGCACTCCGCAAGGTCGATGCGCGTAATCGAGGGGTAGATGAGGGTGAAGGAACCTGCCTTTACGATGCCCTAGTATTTTCCCTGCCTCGTCATTCGAGGACAGTATTCATATCGCCTGTAACCGACATCAAGGGTGAACTTACCCTCGGCACAGGTAAACACCGAACCGCAAAAGTAAACACCGTTCCAACTGGAGAAGACCATGAACTCGAAAACTTCCTTCAATCCTTCGACCCCAACGCCACTGACGACACTGCTGGCTAAATATCCCAGCGTGTTCAAGGACTTGCGCACTTCGTTCGATAAATCCTGTACCCTTCCACCTGACCTTGATGAGGACAACAAGCTTCAGGGTTATGATCAGGATATGCTGACGGACATCGCTAACCTTGTTCTAGTGGAGGACAGCGAGTTAACATCTTATCACTTGTTACAGGCCCTCAACCTTATCCTTGGCCTCATGGTAGTTAACAAGACGCATGAGATGATGGCGGAGATGCCTAACAATCCGATGGTTATCCCTGCCGCAGCCGAGTTCACTAAACAGCACATCATGCCGATGGCAAAGAGCCTTACAGGTTCAGCCGCCGCCTCAGTATTGCGCGGTATTTTAGACGGGACTAGAAAAGCATGAAGATTTATCAACTCACAAACTGTGTCATCAAGCTCAGCTTCGACCCAGCTACAGAAATGTACAGGGCCAAGATCGAGTTCACGTCTAAAGGCATTTCCCTTCAGGTTATACGGGCGCAGTACTCTGCCCGCGCGGCTGGTGACGCGGCCTTCGACGCTTACATGGAAATCGCCTCGGGCGTACCATTCCTCCTTCCCGCAACCCTAGTCCCACAGGAACCAACATGAAAAAGACAACAAGACTGCGCGATCTACTCGTGCGTTACAACTACCTCCCAGCCCCGAAGGAAACAAAATGACATTCACTCCAACACTAGAGCAAGTCCGTATCACTAACGCTGTGCAAGACACGAAAGACAATCTCCTCGTGCAAGCTCTTGCCGGAGCAGCCAAGACTTCGACTCTAGTCCTGATCGCAAACGCAACAAAGAAAACGGCTATGCTGTTCCTCGCGTTTAACAAGAGCATTGCAACCGAGGCGGAGGGTAAGATGCCCTCGCTTTGCAATTGTCAAACGTTGAACTCTACAGGTCACCGAGCATGGGCGCAACAATTGGGTAAGCCCCGCCTCAACCTCATAAAGAGTAAGGCTTACGACCTTATCAAAGAGGCGATAGACAAGCATCCTGCCGCTGCGCAGCGTGACCTGTTCAATTCCCTCACCGAGATCACCCATGCAGTGAACTACGCCCGAACCTACGGCTGGATACCTGAAGGACATTATGAACGCGGCAAGCCTGTGCTGGACAATGAAGACTTTTGGGCGGGAGTTGATTACACGTATTCAGCTACTGAACAGCGGCTCATCACGCACGTAGTACTGCGTTGCATTGAACTCGCCTACGAAGGCACTGTGGATTTCAACGATCAAGTTTACATGCCTGCCTTGTTCCCATGCAAGTTCCCGCAGTACCCTCTCGTCCTTGTCGATGAAGCGCAGGATTTGTCCGAACTCAATCACCGTATGCTAGTGAAGATCGCGAAGAAGCGCCTCATCGCTGTCGGTGACTCACGTCAGGCAATCTACGGTTTCCGAGGCGCACTATCCTCATCCATGGAACAGTTGAAACAGACGTTCAACATGACCGAGTTTGAACTCACCGTGTCCTTCCGTTGCTCGCGTGAAGTCGTGGCCGAGGCCCGATGGCGCGCACCGCAGATGCAATACCCTGAATGGGCTAAGGAGGGCAAGGTCTCAATCCTCGGCACACTATGGGACTCGGACACCCTACCCAATGGCTGCGCAGTGCTATGCCGTAACAACGCGCCGCTTCTAACCCTGACCATGAAGCTTATCAAGGAAGGGCGAAGCTGTGAGTTCGTTGGCGCAGATGTGCTATCCTCCCTCGTCAAGCTGTTGAAGAAACTTGGTAAGCTCGCAACACCACTTGACGATATCCGAGCCAAAATGCCGCAATGGTATAAAGTCCGCAAGCGCAAGCTGAAAAGCAGTGGCCGTGCGCGGGATGAATATCAGTGCCTCATGCTCTTCCTCGAAACGGGTGACATCCTCCGTGATGCGATTGGTCAGGCCGAGAAACTCCTGTTCATGAAAGGAAAGATCAAACTCATGACAGGGCATAAGTCCAAGGGCCTCGAATTCCCGTCCGTTTACATTCTCGACCGGCACTTGTTGAAGATCACTGAGGAAGGCAAGCAAGATGGCAATCTCCTCTACGTGATGCAGACCCGCGCACAGGAGAACCTGTTCTATTTCAATTCGCACAGTGCGGATGGTGACGAAGAGGCCTTCGATGAGTTCCTGCGTGAACAAGCCATGCGCGAAACCTCTATCACACCAGACGGCAACGAACTCGCTCGCGCCTTAGAGAATAATGCTTTGGACCTCGCCGCGGAGCAGGAGAAATGGATGGAGGACGACGAAGATGAGTGAGGCATTAAAGTGCATCCGCACAGGCGCGTTAGTCTACATCGCTCAAGCGCGGCGGTTCTATCGTTGTGACCTGTACGCTTCATACAACTCCTTCGCCTGTGTTTGCACGGGCAAGGGATATGAACGGAAAGACTTAACCGACGAGGCAATAATCCACTTCATAGCTATGGGGCGTGGGAGGCAGACCGAGGGTAATCTTTACGGCGCGCTGCCCGAGTCCTACACCACTTACCATTTCGTTCGTGAGGGCTGCACGTCCCTCGGATACTACGGCATGGAGATCGGGCCAATCGAAATCAACTGGGATAAAGGAGTACATAATGATAGTTGTTAAAGTATTATCCTACGATGAGGATACGTTCATGCACACCTGCCAACACCTCGGCAACGGGCACACCCTGCACATCAACTTCCTTGCGGACACTGCACCCGCTTACGAACTCGTCGGCAAGACTATGACAATGAAGGGTATCACGGACACGCTGCGTTATGCGATCCAGCCTGAAGAGTACCCGAAAGGAAAAGAGTAACGCAGACTGCGATTTCACTTGCGCATAATCCAGCCCCATATGGTTGTGGAAAACGGTTCCCGATACGTATGCACTGAAAGAAAGTGCTTGCATCACAGATAGAGTTCATATAATATCGGGGACATCAATGATAACATTGAATGACTTAATCCGAAACAAACACAAGGTATACCCCATGACTAATAAAGATGTAACAATCCAAGGCGCGCTATTTTCGATCTCACAACCATACGCAGCTGGCCATGTGCTATCTGATATTGAAGCAAGCGTCCTCAATCAAACTCGTACGGAAAACGTGCGCAACAACACTGCAACGAATGTTAAGAAATTGCTGGAAGACGCAATGACTAAGGAAGCGGCTGAATTAGTAGCAGCTTACGATGCAGAATATTCATTCAAGACAGCCCGCGATGGTGCAGGCAAAGCCAAACGCGACCCACTTGAAGCTGAAGCAACTAAGATCGCTCGTGAAATTGTTCGTGCGCAGTTGAAGAAAGCCTCGAAAAAAGTCGGCGAAGGCGAAGGCGACGTCACCAAAGAAGTATTCGATGCAGCTGTCGAAACAGTATCAGCCAAAGAAGAAGTTATCAAGGTTGCCAAGCAGCGTCTTGCAGCTCAGTCTCGTCTTCTGGATGCCACAGAACTTTCACTGTAGTCCTTCCAATTGCGGTTCGCCGCAGTACAGTGAATGGCGGCGCGGGTTTTCCTCCCAGATTTGACGCGCCGCCGACCCTTCCCTCTAAGCCAATGAGTTAAGCCAATGAACGTCACAATCACATTCCCTATTCGCGGTAACAATTTCCGCCCCGCCTCAGCCAAGCAGGTCTTCAATGACCTAGACTTCGATGCTGAAATCACCCTCGTCCCTGAGCCAGATAACAAGTACGATCCTAACGCGATCCAGGTTCACGCCCAAGGCGAGTTCATCGGTTTCGTAGGTAAAGAGTACGCTGTCGGCCTCGTTGACCACATGGACTCAGTCGTCTCCTCCAAGTACAATGGCATGGGCCAAGGCGAAGTAACTTACGATGATCCTGATGCAGGTGAAGATGATGACAGCGACGAAAACTAGGCTCCGCGCCGCGTTTAAGTCAGATTTATTAGTCATCTTCATGGAGGTTCTTGAGGAGCCGGTTGGCAAGTCAGTAATCTTCGACGGGCCTAAACATATCTTTCTCAACGTGGCCTATAAAGTTCTCGCTGCCAATGGTATCGAGGACATTTCCATCCTTAGTACGGTGAACCCACAAGAGGTTTACATAGTTCAAACCACGGAAGATAGTGAAGATGGCGAATAAGCTCACCAAACATACAATGAACCTACGGGCAGGGGACTTCGACAGACTGCAAGTCCTCTACCCAAACTCAGGCGCATCAAAGGTTATCCGCGAATTGGTATCTCGTGCGCTTGATACCATTGAACGTCAGGCCGATGCAGAAATCGCCGCCCCTGATATAGGAGATAAATAGCATGAGTGATATAGCAGAATTATTTGCTCGCGATCCACTCAAATTGACCGACGATGATATCAGTAAAGTTGTTGAGGTATATCGTGAACGTCGTGTTAATTTCAAAGAGGCAGAGGCCAAACCTAAGAAAGCTAAAGCACCTGCCACACCGAAACTTAAATCAGACACAGCCGCCATTGTCGATGGCCTTAACCTAGAGGACTTGTTCAAATGAATACATCATTCGCTGACGATAAACAGTTCGCATGGGATGCCACCTCGATCTCCTCATCTCAGCGGTGTATGCGATACTACTATTATAATATCGTGATGGGCTATCAGCCTAAGAACAAATCAGTTCACCTAGAGTTCGGCGGCTGGTTCGCATCAGGCCTCGAACGTTTCCACCAAGACCTTGCCACTGGTACAGAGTATGAACAGGCAGTGATCAACATGGTACGCCGCGCACTGATGGATACTTGGAACCACGGCAAAGACCCTGACGGTAATCCTGTAAAAGGTACAGGCGTTCCATGGGTAGCTATGGATCGGTTCGGGGTTGAGGAGAAGGGCAAGTCTCGTGAGAACCTCATTCGCACACTCATCTGGTATGTGACTGAGTTTAAAGATGATGACCTTGAGACTTACGTTGACTCCAATGGCGTACCCGCAGTTGAGCATACCTTCAAACTCCCAGTAGACAATGATGTAATTTTCTGCGGGCACCTCGACCGTCTCGCAGTTAAAGATGACGCGTTCTTTGTCACTGATAACAAGACGACTAAGGCCGGACTTGCTCCATACTATTATGAGCAGTTCGCGACTGACGGTCAGATGTCAATGTATACCTTCGCTGGTAAATCAATCTTCTCTGTCCCAGTACGGGGCGTGATCATTGACGCGGCGCAGATCATGGTGAGCTTCACTCGGTTCGGCCGCTCACCTACCTTCCGCACTGATGCGCAGCTTACCGAGTGGTACGATAACACTATGTACCACATCGACCACGTTCGCTACCTGTCAGGTGAAGGTTACTTCCCAATGAACCTCGCATCATGCGGCAATTACGGAGGCTGCCCGTTCCGTTCAGTCTGTGGTCGTGATCCTGCCGTACGCCCTAACGTTCTCAAGACTGATTTTGCAATCCGCATTTGGGACCCACTCGTAGAAAGATAAACCAATGTTTGAACTCATTCTCCTTGGGGCCTTCGGTCCTATCGTACTCACCGTCATCCTGATTGCCATCTGTATCAGTGCAGTCTTTTATGAAATCGCATGGTCTGGTCCAGTCGCCATCACCCTTTACGCTGTCCTCGCATACCTGTTCTTCGGCGTTAACCCTCTCGCATGGATCACAGCTAACCCACTTGGTGCTGTCCTCGGTATCTTCGCGTACCTCTGCAGTGGCTTCATCTGGGCAATGGCTAAGTGGTATGATAGATTGAACTGTGCTGATGGGCAAATCAGGCTTAACGATGCTCGCCTCGCTTGGACTAACCGCATGGACCAAGTCGCGTATCAAGTCTTTGCCACCTCACAGTTCTTCCCTAACTACTTCCGCCCTGACCAAAACATCAACCTCATTTCAGTATGGTGGCTCTATTGGCCTCTCAGTCTCCTTGGTTATTTCTTTGGTACGTTCCTCGGTCGCCTTGGTAACTGGTTAGTATCTCGCACGATGGGAGCCTTCAACGCCATCACCAAATCCTCAACCTCAAACTAACCCACGGAGCCAGCATGTTTCAATATATTTTTTATCGCACACAAGCCGGGGCACACCGCCTCGTTAACCGCCCACTAGGGACCGGAGTTGAAAGTGACACACGACCGGAAACTTGGGGACTCACCCGCGAAGACACCATTCTCTTCGTCTTTACCTCGACGTCAGTTCGAGAGCCGCATGTTCAGGGGATGCTTACCCATGGGTAAATTAACAGATCATTCCTCCAACGAGTTTGTAAAGCTCATGCTGGTTGGTAACAGTGGCACAGGTAAGACTGCCGCACTCCTTTCCCTCGTCAAGGCCGGATATAAAATTCGCATCCTCGATACTGATAACGGATTATCAATCCTAAAAGTACTCGTAAATAAACATTGCCCAGACAAAGCAGGTAATGTAGACTACTTAACGTTCCGAGATGTTTACAAAGCGACAAGCCGAGGCCTAGAATGTGCCGCACCTAAAGCGTTTGTAAACTGCATCAAGGCGTTAGGCAAATGGGATGATGACTCGGTCCCATCGGAATGGGGACCAGATACAATCTTCGTCCTCGATACATTAACTAAGCTCGGTCGCGCTGCTTATGAGTGGGCCGACAGTATGAACCGCAATGCGAAGGACAAGCGGCAAACATTTAAGGCTTCACAAGAGGCAGTCGAAAACGTAATCGCCATGGTGACTGGTGAAGAGTTCAAGACCAACGTGATCATCATCTCCCACCTGAAAGAAGGCAAGGCTGATGAAGACGGAACCATAGTAGGAAAGTCATTCCCTGCTGCGGTTGGTCGGGCGCTTGGCCCAGTCATTGGTTCCTACTTCGACTCGCTTATCATGGCTGAGGCTTCTGGCTTCGGTGCTAACGTGAAGCGCAAACTAAGGTTTACCAACAGCGCGGTAATAGACTTAAAGTCCCCCGCGAGTTTGGAAATAGAGGGTAACGATCTGCCCCTCGAAACAGGTCTAGCCGACTTATTCAAGCAGATTAAAGCACAGTAACGAAGGAATAACTAATGTTAAATTTTGATGACGTACTAGACCAAGGCATTGACACAATTGAAAAGCCACCATTGCTCCCACAGGGCGCGTATGTTTGGGCAGTTCAAAAATATACTCGAGACAAAATTGCCGATGGTAAATATGATACGATTGATTTCAGCCTGAAGATCGCTGCCCCTTCTGACAGCGTTGACGAAGAAGAACTTGCCGAGTACGGTAATGTTGTTGGTCAGGTTCGTAGCAAGCGTTTCATGTTCGACACTGAAGACGAAGCAAAATTCAAACGCACACTGTACGATGTGAAACAGTTCTGCCTAGTCCATTGTCAAGCTGATGTCGGTGAAGATGCTCCGTTGAAAGAGTTGCTAACAGCGGCAGTCGGTACATCGGTCATGGCTGAGATTGCTCACCGTGCTGATAAGAACGACCCTGAAAAAATGTATGATGAAGTGCGCAAGACTATGCAAGCTGACTAATACATTTTAACTGTGAAACGAACCGGTAATCCCCAGCCGGTTCGTTTTTCCTCCAACATCTAAGCGAGTATAACATGACCAAGAAGAACAGCCACGGCGTAGTAAAATCAGATTTCATAGTGGTTAAGCGCGACACTCGCCAGCGCCGTAAGTTAGAAGATATCGAGTCCTTGATGCACTCTATCGCTAACGTCGGCCTCATTAACAACCCAGTCATTACACGAAGCGGTACACTCATTGCAGGTGAACGCCGCCTTACTGCTATGCGTAACCTCGGTTGGACAGATATCCCAGTCCACTTCCTTGAGGACCTAGGCAGTAACGAGCTACAGCTTATCGAGCTAGAAGAAAACATCAAGCGCGTTGACCTGCCTTGGCAGGACCAAGTGTCAGCTTTCAAACGTATGCACGAACTCCTTGGCGCAGAGCAGAAGGATTGGAACGTAGCTAAGACATCGGCGCAGATCGGGGTGACTGATCGTACGGGTCGCAACTGGCTCAGCATTGCAAACGAGATCGCCGAGGGCAACACCGCAGTTATCGAGGCGCCTAAGATTTCCGTCGCCAAGAGTATTGTTGAACGCAAGAACAACCGCGAGGGCAATGAAGAGACGAGCGAGATCGCCGACCTGATCAGCAGCATTGTCGCACCCGCAGCCTTGCAGCTTCCACCTGAGCGCGTGGTTATCCCTGCCCCAATGGTAGAGGGCGAGGTCCCATTGATCAACGCTGACTTCACCGAGTGGGCCAAGACATACACGGGCGCACATTTCAACTTCATCCACTGCGATTTCCCATACGGCGTGGGCATGCAAGACTCCGACCAGTCCGCACGTAAGAACTTCGGAAGTTACGAGGACGGTATCGATGTATACTGGGCACTCATCGCAGCCCTCGCAGATAACATGAACACGATCATCGCACCTGACGCACACTTAATGTTCTGGTTCAGCATGGACTTCTATACTGAGACTAAGGCAGCGCTTGAACAGATGGGCTGGATAGTATCACCGTTCCCACTGGTTTGGCACAAGACTGACAACAAGGGTATTGCGCCTGATGCCAAACGTCAGCCACGCCGCATCTATGAAACTGCCTTTCACTGCATCCGAGGCGATCGCTTCATAGCTAAGATGAAAGCTAACACCGTGGGCAGCTCGAACATTAAAGTCATGCACATGAGTGAGAAGCCTGTCGCAATGCTCGATCACTTCATGGAGATGTATATCGACAGCACGACATTGATGCTCGACCCGACATGTGGCAGTGGTAACGCTGTCCTATCCGCACTTAAAGCTGGAGCCAAAGATGCACTCGGCATTGAGAAAAGCCCTGAGTTCTACGCCGCAGCTGTTGACGCATGGAAGGGTCGTGAGTCCTAGTATGGTTGCGGAACCCCTTTCCTAATACATACAGTCAACAAGGAACAAAGCCAATGACAGCACTAGAACTAATGCAAGCCGCACGAGAAACCATCCTCCTCGAAAGTAATTGGGTACAGGGCACAGCCGCCAGAGATAAGATGGGCCTAGCCGTTTGGCCTGACCATCCTGAAGCGGCCTGCTGGTGCATCACAGGCGCTATCAATAAAGTGGTACGCCCAGAGGAAAAGCGCATGGGCAAGACACTCGCCCCACTGCATCGTCACGTAATGGGCGTAGTAGCTGGCGCTTTGCCCGAGGACTGCGACACTGCTTACCCCTATGATGTACAGAAGCTCGTAGCGTTCAACGACTCACGCACCCATGCCGAGGTCATCGCACTGTTCGACCGCGCTATAGCAGCTGACCACACTTGCGAGTCTTACAATTCATTCAGCGCTGACACAAATTACTGCAAACATTGCGGGGTAAACATGGATGACTAGTATTGTAATTCTCACCGAGCACCAAACCCGTGGCGACGAAGATGCCGAGGAACTATTGGCTGACGGTTCAGGCCGTATGATCAAGGGCATGTGCGAGAGGCAAGGCATTGACATGGCTGACGTCACAGTAATACCTGTGTTCAAGAAAGCCGCCAGCTCAGTGTTCTCATTCGTCGGACCCAAATCACTGGGCATTGCTAACTCACGCGCAGTGATGACAAACAAATATGTGCTGGCCCAGTACGAACAAGACTTGATCGAGACTAAGGAGCAACTCCTTACCATCTCTCCTAACCTTATCATAGGCCTTGGGCAAATCCCACTCTGGCTGCTAACCTCCGAACGTTCTCTGCGTAAGTATCGCGGCAGTCCGATCGCCACTGAGTTCGGCAAACTTATCGCCACATACTCACCGCGTTCAGTCATGTCCGAGTTCAAGCTGCGTCCTGTGATCGAGTCAGACTTTGCCAAGTGTGCGCGTGAAGCGGAGTACCCAGACGTCATCCGCCCTCGTCGTGAGCTATGGATCAACCCCACACTCGATGACCTCGCCGCAGTTAATGATCGCATCCTCAGTTCAGACTTACTGAGCATCGACATCGAGACCAAGACACCGCAGATCACATGCGTAGGTTTCGCCCCTTCACCTGAGTTCGCAATCGTAGTCCCGTTCTTCACACACAAGAAGATGAGCAGGAACTATTGGGACACAGCCACAGAAGAACTACAAGCGTGGGAATATGTACGCCGCTGGTGTACCAACGCTAAGAAGATCGTAGGGCAAAACTTTAACTATGACATGACCTATCTCTGGAAGGAGTACGGCATTGCCCTACCAAACGCAACCGAGGATACGATGCTAATGCAGCACGCACTCCAGCCCGAAATGGAAAAGGGCTTGGGCTTCCTCGGTTCATTATATTCTCATGAGCCTCAATGGAAGTTCATGCGAGCCAATAAGGACACAACCAAAAAGGAGGACTAACATGTTAGTACGCATACACTACACAGTCATGAACAGTGATGGCGTTGCCTACGAAGACGCACTGGAAATACAGGCAGAGACCGTTGAGGATATCCGCCGCATCGCTGCCAAAGAGGTAGCCCAACGAAACGCAATAGACCCATGGTCTGAACTGTTAGAGGAATAGAGCAATGAACGGACTTAAAACAACACACACTGCCAAGGCACTGGACGCTAGTACATTCTATTTGCAGGCGCTAGACAATGCCATCGTGGAAGCTGAGAGCACGTTGTCTGCTTTGCGTATCACCCGAGGCGCCGTGTCTCGTGAGATGCTAGGCGAAGGCGGTAAAGATGGGTCAATGACCTCAGTACTTAACGGCGCTGGACCAGCTATCCGTCCCCCTATCGACCCAACCGGAGGTGCGCGCTAATGTTATACGTCGCAGGACCATACTCCCCGCAGACCGCATCACAGTGCAAAGACCCCGAGGCGCATTTCGAGGCCATGTGCGCTGCCCATCTTCGCATCACCTCTAACCTGATGCGGAAAGGTAACGTAGTCTTTTCGCCTATCGTATACGGCCACCAGCTGCGTCATCATGGCACGTCAGCTACGGCTTGGGTAGAGTTCAATGAGCATATGGTGTCACACAGCAATGGCGTCGTTCTCACTCAAATACCAGGTTGGGATAAGAGCAAGGGCGTGGCAATAGAACTGATGTGGGCCAAAGTTTATTCCCTCCCTATCTATGTGATCGGCGCAGGATACCAACTCATAAAAGTAAATGCCGCCCTACAGAACGACATTCTGAAAGAACGTATCTCCTTACTCCAACAATACGCAGCAGGTGATTTGCCATGGCCGACATAATCCAGAACGCTGATCTTGACGAGCGCACATTAGCTGCGCTTGATCAGGACACAAAAGATCAGGTGTATAACGCACTTGATTGCTGCCTTACCCACGAGATACATTCGGCGCTTAACTCACAGCTTACCGAGACAACACGCAAGACCTACGATCTATCCCTAGCCTTACGCGGCCCTGTGATGGAGATGAACTTGCGCGGTATCCTCATGGACCATGTAATTCGTGATCAGTCCCTTGAAAAAATCAGAGGCAAGATCGATAAGATCAACGGTAACCTTCAGCTGATCGCAGATGCTTATGGCTTCCCCAAGTTTAACTACCGCAGCCCCGCACAGGTGAAGCGTATGTTCTATGGCGTGGACTACCTGAACCTTAAACCAATCCGCAAGCGTAACGCTCATGGTATAATGGCCCCCACTTCCAACCGTGATGCACTAGAAACATTGCAGCAGTACTACTACGCTGAGGTATTCTGCGTTCACATCCTCGCCCTTCGTGACCTCGATAAGAAACGCCAGTTCTTTGAGACCGCAATCGATGCAGATAATCGTTTCCGTTGCTCGTATAACATAGCCGGTACAAACACAGGCCGCATGTCATCCTCCTTTTCCGACTTCGGTACTGGTAAGAACATGCAAAACATCGATCGAGAACTACGTGACGCGTTCGTAGCAGACCGAGGCATGAAGCTTTGCAACATCGATCTAGAGCAGGGTGATAGCCGCAACGTTGGCGCGATCTGCTGGAACCTTTACTTGGAGTCACATGGCCCTGAGTTCGCTGGTTCATACCTCGATGCTTGCGAGTCCGGTGACCTGCACACAACCGTAGCCAAGATGACATGGCGCGACCTTGCATGGCCTGACGATGAGACAGATATTAAGGCGGCGAGGCTTATCGCTGAGCAACCTTTCTACAGGCAGGACAGCTATCGCCAAACCTCTAAGAAGCTAGGGCATGGTACGAACTACCTCGGCACAGCTGGGACCATGGCGAAACATACGAAAATGCCCGTCAAGATTATTGACGCGTTTCAATCGTCTTATTTTGGCGCTTTCCCGTGCCTTTCCCAATGGCACATTGACCGCAAAAACCAATTGGAAGCCAATCATACCATCACAACTTTGATGGGCCGTAAACGATCATTTTGGGGGCGTGCCACCGACCCGACAACCCTACGTGCTGCAATTGCTTACGAGCCTCAGTCCCTTACATCGGATGAGATCAACCATGGTATGCTGCAATTATGGCGCGTTGGCAAGCCCATTCAATTCTTATGTCAGGTGCATGACTCACTTCTATTCCAATACCCCGAAGAGCTTGAGGATGAAATCATTCCTTGGGCACTCGCTACCCTACCAGTCAAACAGCAGCTTGTCGGTGGCAGAGAGTTCAATGTCCCAGCCGATGCAAAGATAGGTTGGAACTGGGGTGAGGTAGATTATGACTTGGAAGGTAAACCACGAGGCAATCCAGATGGGTTGGTGAAGTGGACTGGTAAAGGTGACAACCGCAAACGCCAGCAGAAAGTCAGATCATTGAAGACATTGAGCATTGGAGATTATCTATAATGTCAAGACACTCTAAGTCATGGGTTAACAGTTTCGTTGAGTACACTAAACACGGAACTTCCCCCACTCTATTCTGTAAGTGGGCGGCGATTGCAACCGTGGCAGGAGCATTGGAAAGGCGGGTCGGAGTATACACCCGCCAGTCCATGCTATACCCTAACCTCTATACAATCCTTATCTCCCCTCCAGGTGTAGGCAAGACAGCCCTTACCAAAATCATATCCGAATTATGGGGCAGTCTACCTGAGCACCATGTCGCACCATCCAACGCATCCAGCGCTTCCATCATCGATGACCTGCGCAATGCTACTCGGTCGCTGACTGTGACAGGGCAGAAGCCCGAAGACTTTAACAGCCTCAAGATTTGTTCAAACGAATTGCAAGTGCTGCTACCCCAATACGACTCATCAATGATGGGCAAGCTTACAGATATCTATGACGGCCACCCGTACAGTGAGTCAAGACGCGGCGGCGAGGGCAAGAACACATTCTCTCTCGCCCGACCTCAGATTAACATCATCGCAGGCACAACCCCTGCACAACTTAATTCCGGTATGCCCGAGGGTATTTGGAACCATGGCTTTATGTCCCGTGTGTTCCTGATCTTCTCTAGTGAGTTACGCCGCCGCAGTCTATTCGCAGGTGACGAACAGGATGAGACTTTATTTACGGAGATGAAGCAAGACCTGCGTAGCATCGGAGCAATGAATGGTCGCATGACGTTTACAGAGGAAGCCGCGAACACTATTGACGCATGGCAGCTCGGCGGTTGTGTACCCGAACCAAACCACCCGAAGCTATATAACTACAACACGCGCCGAACCGCCCACATGCTAAAGTTGATGATGGTAGCCTGCGCCAGTCGCACGGATTCATTGGTGATTGAGGAACAAGATTTTCAAACAGCGCTTGAGTGGATGATCGAGGCCGAAGCACATATGCCTGAAATATTCCGCAGCATGAAAGCTGACACCTCAGACGCTAAGGTTATCGAAGATGTCTGGCATCTCGTGCAACAGTGGGGGATCAGGCAGAAGGGAAAGCCAATGCCAAGAGTGGGGCTTATCCGGTTCATGCAAGGTAGAGTGCCATCGTACCAGATTGAAACTATAATCAAGACGATGGTTGACTCAGGTATGATAGTGGTTAAAAGCTACCCCAAGGTAGGGCTGGCGTTTACGATCGGGGAAGCAGCGCCCAACGAGTATTAAAATCATTAGATATGACACGTACCACCTTGCCTGACTTGATGGCCAAATCCCAGCGGGTGGTGAGGCGGTACGTTCCTTTAGGTATGTGGCACGTATCGTCATCCATCCACCAAGCCAGAGTTAAAGGGTCAGGCAATGCGCCATCAGTGCTGTAATCATTATTACCACGCCGCGAGCAAATGACCACATATCGTTCGCCCCTCTTACGCTCAAGTTCAACTAACCAATCTGCCCCGAAAGGCAGGTGTATCGTTCGGGCCACTTTGAGGATGATATCATTCGGGCTGCTCCCACCATCCTCCACATGAATAGAGTGCACTTCTAGCCACACGCTTGCAGGTACAATGTCAACCACCTTATCCGAGTTGAACATTAAGTAACCCAGTAACGCCAGTACCACCCACCACGCCTTAGTTGAGATTGTGATATGGTGTTTTATTGTTCCACCTTGTATCATAGCTTGAACCTTTTCAGCACGACATCAATGATCCTATCCGATGTCATTTTATTAAGGGCCTTTATCAAATTCTCTCCCGCTATAGTAATGAAAGCCCCGATAGCCACTACATAGTTTGTATCGTCGAGAGTGAAATCTGTGTAACTAACTGCGATAGGGGTGAAGACAATAGCAGCACCCACCCCCACGCCAGCACTAAGTATAGACTTAATCGCACCCTCATACGTGGAGGTAGCTATCTTTAGTCCCGCGCTTATTACCATTATGATAATAAACTCCCACGATAGAAAAGCGAAATATTCCATTGGTTACCCTTTCGCGGCGCTCATGTTTTTGAACACGGCCTTAACCGTATGTCCGCCCATGTATAGGCCAATGTATAACGCCGTGAATTGCATCAACATGGTAAGCGGTACGGGCGCAATTGGCACGGTAAGGAAAGCATTGAGCAACGGGACTAGCATCAACGCCCAAAGCCATAAGAACCCAATCAAGAACATTGTGACGGGACGCCATGCCCATGCATACCACGGCCCCTTAACCATCTCAGCCAGCATCAAACGATGCGCGGCTTCTTGTGACTGCAATTCATATTCGATAATCGCGGGGGCTTCCACACTTTCCACATAATCCACAGCTTCATCAAGTGCCATCGGCGATACGGTATTCAGCTCTTCAACCGATACCTTCGCCCGACCTGCCACGGCTTCGAGCAGCTTGTCAGATACTAGATCGGTCACCGCCTCAGCCTTAGCGCCGAAACGATTGCGGATGAACTTAGTTAGAAGCGGCTTGCCTAAACGACCAGCGGCCTCTAACACCATTGTTGTTATCAGTGCACTCATTACTTTGCTCCAAACAAGATTGCGAATAATTTAGTCCAGAACCCCTGAACTTCTGCGGGCGCTGGTTGACGTGGGGTAGTCGGCGTAGCAGGTTTGATCGGATCGGCTTTAAGCACAGGTCCATCCATAGCCAATGCAAGCGCAGACAAGATGTTGACAGATTTTGATCCGCCCAGTCTCATGTTAGCCTTCACATCATATTGTAGCATCGTGCCATGTTGCGGCCACTTACCACTGAAGAACAGGTCACACTCAGCTTGGCGGCGAGACTTGATCTCAGGAGGCTTGTTCCAATTCATGAACGACTTCTTAGCTGCTGCTTTGTTTCCGCCCTTAAATTGCTTCACCCATGTTGCGCGGTTGATCCCACCTGTGTTATAGTGGAATGATACCGCCGCAGCCAATTGATGCTCGGTGAGCTGGATCGGAGCAAACGCTTCAATCACAGTCTTTTCATACGTACCCAGCACCCACAGGTAGACTTCGATAGCCCGCTGCAATGAGGTCGGATTATCAATATACCGATCAACGTTGTGTTCTGATTTACTGGTGATACCCACTGACCATGTGCGAACTCCGACCGAGTCCAGATAGGTTGAGAGCGCGATGCCCTCCTTAGCCATGATCACTGCCACGCCTCGTTTACTTAGTTTTGTCATTTTCTTTCTCTCCATTGTAAGTACTTTTTGTACAGGGGTTTGCCGAATTTAACTCCGGTATACATTAGCAGTGCCATTGGGATCATCCACGGCGATAGGTTCGCAACGCACTGCATTAACGCTTCGTCACTGCCACCGTAGTCATGGGCAATGCAGCACTGTTTCATGGAGAACCCGAGGAACTCCTGAACCCATGCAGTACACTTCTCATCGACGGGAATGATGCTTTCCATTATGCGGCAAAGTTCCAGTTGATCAGTTCAGCTTTGCGCTCGTTAGTCATTTCACCAGCGTCAACCAAAAGGGATAAGCCTGTATCAACGTCAGGGTGTTTCATCCACACATCACCAGAGATCGCACGATCATACCAAATCTTGATCAACGGTATTGCTTGCGTGAGCGTGACAATTGCCAACAACTCCTCGTCTGTTAGAATATCCATGAACTCACGAGCCGTACCTGTAGTTCTTGGACCAGTTAGTGGGATAGGCCCGACATGCGCAGTCTCTGGCGCATCTGGAGGCGTAAAATTCCCACCTTCTAACCACCAGCCTATACTTACTGGTAACTCATTTTCCGTAATATCAATATCATCAACACTAAGTAGCTTATCTGATAAGTAAACATTAACAACATTACCATTTTCAATCTTTGCAATTCTCATTATCTGTACTCCGTTATCACTACACAGCCTTGCGAACCAGCAACACCATTACCAGTAGCAACCCATGTCGCAGCGCCACCACCACCACCCGCACCATACCCGTTAGCAGCTTCGCCAGCCTCAGAACCATTGATGGTGTTCCACATTTGCCCACCCTTGCCACCCGCACCAAACAGTGAGCTAGCACCTGTACCACCAGTTGCCCAACACCAGTTCCCTGCAGTAGAGTTAATCCCTGTTGATATACATCTATCACCACGCGAACCAGAGGTATTAATATCACCACCACTTGATCCACCGCCAGCACCGCCAAACCCTGAAAATAGTATACTACTCATAGTAGTGGTGCCAAAACTGCCCCCTAGTCCATTTAAGGTGTTTACGCCATCTGCATAAGACGAATTACCACCTACGGAATCAGCACCACCACCAGCACCAATAATCACAGTCGCACTGGCTATACCTGAAAGATTGACTAATTTTTTAGAATACCCACCAGCACCACCACCAGCTCCCGCTCCCGCAGAGCTTGCGATGGAAGTAATAGTCCCGCCACCGCCGCCGCCGCCAAGAACCTCAACAACTGCAAATTTACTATCTGCGTTAAACGTATGCGTACCCGACGATGTAACTTGCGTTATGGCTATTACTGCGCCATTAAGTCCCAAGTTTCCCTGCCCAACCGCCTTTTGTGCGTCAGTAAGAGACTGCGCCGAATATAAAACAGCTTCGGGATCAACCTTTGGGAATAGGTCTTTTAATGTGGTCATGATGAAACTCCAAAGCCGTGAGCAAGGATTTCAGTCTTGCGCTCATCTGTCATTAAGTTGTTATCAACAAACACCTGCATACCCGCGATCACTGTTGGGTTTGTAAGGTCAATACTATTTGTTGCAACAGCAAGGTCATACCACTTTTTAATGGGTAGTAACGTCATTGCTGCACCTGTTATGGCATCGTCTTCTTCTTCTGTGAGGATAGATTTAAACTCTATGAAGGTTCCAGTAGTTTGTCGAGGTGGTTTTGCCGCTTCCACGTCTTCTGGAAGTAAAACCCATTCACCATCAATATACCTGTGCAAGGTAGTAACGCCATCGGGAACGACTATCAGGCCATCTCTATCTGCACTTGTTATGTAATCAACTCTCCCGTCTGGAAGTATGTCCGCGTAGTTAGCCATTATAAATACTCCGTTAATTTGACGATTGATGTTACTCTCTCACATGAGGTATTATTGGTATCTGTAAGTGTACGATTGAGTGAAAGCGTATGATTACTTCCTCTAATCCACACCGAGTAAGTATGGCTCCCAGAGGATGCTGGTTCATCCTCAAAAAGAATTGAACCAACCTGCATTGTGCTATTATTATCAGTTTCGTATGAGATAACAGCCAAACCGTGGTGCCTTGATCCTGCAGCATCCGCTGACCCAACCTCAACACCATCACGTTTTAGATAAAATGCACCGTCTTGGTTGCGCTCAAACGAGATAACTGCTTGGATTTCCACTTTTGAGCTGTCAGATGTTGTTGTGATTGATGTGTCCAGCTCAACTATATGACGGTCAGTAGAAGCACCGTACAGTGTTACATCACGGACCTTGTTTACTACACGATTATTTACTAGGCCAAGATTAGCAAGCACCTGTGCCTTCTGCGTGTCAGTTAACGTCTGCGCACTTTTTGACAGTGCATTGTTAATACTTGCTTCCATTGCCACAAGATCGAGAAGACCTTGTTCAGTTGTTGCGCTGTAAGCTTTGATGTAGGCAACACCAATGAAGGATTTAACACGAGTTTCAGATGCGGTTCGTGGTGCGCCGTTTACGCCATCAGTAATGATCGACATAGGCCCGATAGTACCATTATCGATACTCGAAGATGACGTTGATGTACCAGTTGTACCATTACCATTTGATCCACCGTCTTGGTGTATCCAAGTGTGACTATGGCCTTGCATCGCATCTTCTTGCGTACTACCCGCAGCACCAGTATCAGCGCCAGCCATCCGCAACACACGGTTCGTTAGGTTTGGCAGGGTGTTGCCGCCTAAGAACGTATTAAGATCAGGGTAAACCGCCGCATCAAATGTCGTACCATCACATTTAAGATAACCAGCAACAGCACCATCTTTAGGGAACCAATGAAGTGAGCCAATCGCAACCCCATTAAGGATGCTACTAGTTGACCCCATCATGCTCACGGTAACTTTCCAGTTATCATCAGCAGAGTTAAAGACCAGTTTCACCAGTGCATCATTTGCATTGCATACGAGGTCTTCCGCCACACCTTGAATTTCTTTACCATTGCGCAAGATCGTTAAGCTATTAGTCGCCCATCCACCAGTTTCAAGAACTTCAATAACATCATTGTTTGCCGGTGAAGCTGGAAGAGTTAGCGACCATGCACCGCCAGAAGTGTCAGCCACATAACCAGCGCCAGACACAGCAGTCGTTGCAGATGTCACAGTGGTATATTCAATACCGCTTGTACCGTCAGCTCCATCCGCGCCATCCGCGCCATCCGATCCGTCAGCTCCATCCGCCCCGTCATTACCAGTTGCACCGGTTGGAATGGTGAACGCGAACTGGTTCGTTAACGCGTCATATGAGGCACCAATCGCTCCGGTAGTTGCTACTGCGGTAGAGGCTTTCAATGCGTTGAGATAATTAAGTGCGTTAGTCTCGGACGCTCCCGCTGCCGTTACTTGACCTGGGATAGCCAGTATCTCAGTGCTTAACCCTGCCACAGTTGTGATGTCGCCACTGATTGCCGTTAGCGTTGTGATGTCGGCGGTTACCAGCAGGTTCATGTTAATTTGGAAAGCGCTAAAGTCTGTAACTGTCACGCCCGTAGGCACAGTCACTGTTCGATCGCCAACCTCAGCCAGTTGCTGCATCTGCATAACCATACGGTCAAGCTGCGTCGCCACCACCTCAGGAAAGAAGCCGCCTTGGTTATTCAGGGAAATGGGCTGGGTGTAAGGCACGATCCGTTTCAGGATCACTTTCTTAGTGCTTGGTACAGGTACACCGCTAGGGTTATACGTTACAGAGCCTCCGGCCGCGTCACCGATACCGGCCACAGTGTAATTGGAAGAACCGATCTCTTCCTCAGTGCTATCCGCGATGGTGAGTAGAATAAGGCTAAGTTCACCCACATCATCTACTCGGAAGGTAAAGGGAAACACCGTAGTGCTCCCATTTCCTACCGCAATAGCTACGTTTGTTGTCGCAGTAATCGTCATAGTTATCTCCGTGATTTTGGCAACTGTTCTTTAGCTGCCTCTTCAATCTCATTAAACAAACGCCTGAACCACCAAAGGTTCTGATAAGGTAACAACTTTCTAGTTTGGCCTACCGTTGCCTGTGTTGGGTCATCCAGTCCTGTGGCTACGTTAAGGGCGGTATCTGCGAAATCAAAGCTTGGTCCCAGTGTGTCTGATATGATACCTTGCCCTGATCGTCTGGTAACTGCTCGTCCCGCAAAAGTACTGTACGGTGCTGTAGCTGGGAACTTAGAGGCAATACCCTGTACCTCAGAGAATATGCCAAGGAGACCTGAATTGTACACTGCGTTATCTGCCCACTCAGCAATACTAGCCTTTTCCATATTTTCTTTAAATTGCCCGCCAACCAATTGTGCCCTAATATAATACGAAAGTGCGCCCAATGCAAGGGAAACCATGGCCCCCGACACGACAGCCATATCACGCTGTTGCATACCAGCCATCACAACTTTCTGCGTACTCGACATAGTGAAAGATCGGAATTGACCTAGCAACTTGTATGCGAGAGACGATGAGTCCATCCATAGCGGCCGCTCTACGCCAGGTGTAACAATCGTGTCATCAACCTCACTCACAAGCGCGGCGCGGTAAGCCCGTACTGCTTCCATATCAGTCCACTTCTCAGTGTTAGGCATCCACACTCCGTCAACCTTACCTCCACCATCATTGACAGTGGTGATTTGTTTCCATATGCGATCGGCCAGCTCATCATTGATACCGACACTAGCCAGTTTCTCACGGGCCAACCTAGCTCTGGTCGCGCCTTCTGCCACATGTTGCAGTCCTCGCATGAGTTCACCATTGATTATGACTGAACTGAATTGCTTCAAGGCTGAGTTCCATACATCGAAGCCGCCGACAAACTTGGAGCCGATACGGTTCGCGCCATAGTTCAAGCCTCGTTCAATGCCCGTACCCCCGCCGTAGTCATCCATGATATCCGCCATCTGCGCAGCTCTAGTGTGAAGCATTACATCAAGCGCGGTGCCTGCAAGTTTAGCCTCTTCCATGCTCAGTTTCATTGTACGGAAGTTTGAAATCAGCGGAATGAACCCGTCCCTGAATGTATTGATGAGGCCATAACGAAACACTGGCCGCGCCATATCAGGAATGGAACTGATCAGCACCGAACCCATAAACCGCAGGGTATTCACGTTCATCACTACCCGAGCTAGCCTAGCCGCCGCGCCTGTAGGGTTTTCAGGTATACCCCAAGTATGACGAAGACGGGCGATCACGGCCTCGAGGTCACGTACCGCTCCATTGTAATCATTGATTGCACCAGCCCGTTTGCCCGGTGCTAAGTCTGCGAGCACAGCTTCATGGTCCTCACGTAGTTTCAAAAACCATTGCGAGCCTGTTGCGTCCCCGAACTTCCGTGTCAACTCTACGTCAGGTGCGATAGTGCGTAGGTACTTACTCATCAACACTTCGATATCGTTCTCTAGGAACTCCTCAATCTCAGTCGAGTCAATGTCCAATACGCGTCTGAGTTCTGAACCTCGTTCCGCCACTAGGATATCACGAGCCGGTAAGCGGGAATGTGTGCCCAGTATCTTATGCGCTGTTTCTCGTGCGCGGTCTGCTGCGGCTGTGCCAGTGTCATACTTATTCGCATCGAAGTCGGCGTCCTCGACACCAAGCTTCCGTAGCTTATCTGACTCATCTAAACGGCCGGAGGTTAACAACTCATCGAGCTTCTTCATCCGTGCATTGATCGTGCGCGTACTCTTAATGCCATCCACATCGTCCAGTATCTTAAGGCGCTTACGTGCTCCCTTAGCCTCTGATTTAGTCTTGGCATCAGCGAGTAGTGTTTCGTAGTCTGCCCGTACCTGCGCCGTGGTTGGGAGGTTGAGTGCGTCACGTTCAAATTCAATATTCGCCTCTCTTGCTCGCATCTCATTAACACTCTTGGAGATGGTCGCTTCAAGCTTGGTCTGGTAGTTGATGCTAAGTTTCTTAACGAACTCAGGGAACTGTTCTTCGACAACGTTGCCTCGGAATACGCGGTTCAGATACTCTTCGTCACCGATCACGCCCTCAGGTAGATCGTCGAACATTCCAACCTTCCGTGCCTCTTCAAACATTGGTGTATAGAACTGAGTGCGTACTTCCTCAGCAGCAATCCGAGCCGCTTTCGATCCGCCGAACTTCTCGCCCTGACGCATAGCCTTAGACACTTCCTCGTTAAAGGTCTTGCGGTTGGTCAGGCTCATTGCACTGTTGCCAGTCTCAGTCCTCCACTTCACATAGTTCTGATCGAGGGACTTAAGAGCATTGTAGAGTAGCTTGTGGTGTGTCTTAACTCGCTGCTCCACGTTACCGCCCACAGCTGAGGCGATACCTTGCGCGTTGCCCTCAAGACGTAGACCTGCGTTACTTAGCTGCGCCATCATTTGACGAGCAAGCGGCAGGGTCTTGTTTCGAAGTTGACGGGTCACAGGGCTAAGCAGCACCAGTCCGGGAATTTGCACTCCCTTAAGTTTACCCGCCGACGGTGCACTGGAAGAGGCAGCACCCGCCGACGAGCCAGAGGACGATCCGAATACATCCCCTGAAGCCTCGAACTCTGCGCCGGCAGTTGGTTGTTCGAGACTATCTAAATCATTAACCTGCTTCTGTCCCGCTACTAGTACATCACTCCAAGCTTCGGATGCGAATATTTCATCCTCCACATTGGCGAGTGCATTGACCTGCGCTTGTTGGGCTTTCCTCAGTTCGGCGTAATCTTTCTTTGTGTCGTAGCCCTCCGCTTTACGTGCGGCCGCTTTGAGTTCGTCTGACACCTCAATCGCCATATCACGTAGCTTGAAATCTTCCTGCATCATTAGGCGCTGGGTGCGTAGTATCTCATCGTCAGCTGTCGGTGTCTTACCTTCAGCGATATCGCGCTTCATCTTCGCAGCACGTTTGCCCGTAAGTTTCTTCAAGGCTGCCTCAGGTGCGCTACGCAATTCAGCGAGCCGCGCGTTCAACACTTCCTTAGTCCGTGTCGCTACTTCCCGCGCTTTAAATAATGCTGGGTTCTGCTTACGTGCTACAGCTTCGAACTTTACATCTTCGGCAATACTCTCAATGGCGTCTACACGTGCTAGAGCAGTGCTAAGGCGGGCCTCGGCTTTCGTTAGCTTCTCATTGAGTTCCGGCACAGCTTGCCGCACTTTGACTGCTTCCGCATCGTACACCTGTCGCAGCACATCATCATCCACATCGGACTTGACCACTGCTTCAGCGTAACGACCGGACACATTGGGAGGGGAGACTGTGTTTAATGAGGGTGTTTCGGATGGTCCGGCGATGTGTGGTGCTGGTATGGTTGCGGAATATTGATCCGTCGCCATACCGGACTCAATGGCTTCACGTTCCCCACGAGTTAGCCTACCCGCCCAACCGCCTAGCATACCGCCAAGGATCGTGCTTGTCGCCAGTGTTAGCTTTGTACTGTCCGCACTGCGATCATACTGCGCAGATTGAAGTACACCTTCTTGCACGCCTGCGCCAAGTAGCCCGTACCCCGCACCTACTGCCACGGCCTTGGCCCCACGAGCCGCACCAATAAATGGTAAGAATGAGGTTGGGCTGAGAATGCTTGCGCCGATAGCTGCGACAGTACCTGCCCATCCACCAGCTGCCAGTGTCTCTTGCGCCTTACGTTCCTCATCGATCTTACCAAGGACGTAATCAAACTCTTTCTGTGACTGTGCTTCGGCCAGGTTCTTATTCGGTGAAACGAGCAAGTCAGGCTGCGCACGAAACGCATCACCAATCTTAAACTCAGGGTCAGGAGTGAACGCTTCCTGGGTCAGGAAGGTGTACACATTGTATACATCGTTCTCGCTTTCCATCGCAGCGCCAATGAGCTTGGACCATGATGGGGCCGGTTCAGGCGCAACGTTTGGAATTGGTGCGGCGCCTACTGACGTGTGTTGTTGTGGTAGTACAGGCATTATTCATCTCCCGCTACAAAGCTGTTAATCTCAGCCATGGCATCATTGATTTTAAGTTTCACTTCGAGCTCGCGTAGTTCCTGATCAACTTCTGGCGGTATCTCTAGCTCAGGGTTCATCATCAAGTCAGTGCGGATTTGAGTTAGCTCTCTCTGTCTATGCTCAAGCACTCTGATCTGCGCGTCTATCTCGATTTTCTGCGCGTTCTGTTCTAGCTTGGCTTCGTCCATCTCACCATACCAGCGTTCGTCAAGATATTCCATCACCCCATCCTCAGTGGTGACAACACGATATGAAGGACCTTGAGAAACAGTGCCATTACGTAGGGCCTCCACATCTTTGCCAGTCGTCTCATCGCTCACCAGTTGATACTGAGTGTCAGGGTCAAGTTGCATGTCCGCACGTAACTGCGCATCAAGCCAATCATGCCCACCGCCTATAGGAGTGTAATATTTCTGCGGAGGGTGCTTCATGAATATGTCTGTACCGACCGCGCTTTCATCCCAGTTCTTATTGATCTGCTTCATGGCAAGATCAGCAGACAGCTCAGGGTTGTTTGTACTATCCATAGCCTTACGGAACTCCTCACCAAATTCACGTTCAAGCGCGATCATTGTAACCGGAGCAATTCCTTCATCTTCGGGGTTAGTCCAGTACCTTGAATTGATCTCACCACGCACATACTCTGAATTGTACTCTTCCTTGAGATAGCGATCTGCGGTAGTACGAACAGCATCACTGGCGCGACGTTGGTTCGGGTCCCTGTCGTTGTCGAACTTAGCTTTGAGTTGCTCTGGTGTCAATGTAGCCTGTAACCCGCGCCATTCGTTAAGCGCCCGAGTTTCCTTATCGTTCATCAACAAGTCGGACTGCTCAGGAAGGCTATCTTGTAGCTTGGCTAGTTGTGTGTTGGCATATTGCACGGACTCATAGTCATTGCTTGAGGCCATAGCGTTAAGGCTTGACATCGCTTCAGGCGCAATGAACTTAGCTTTCTGCGAGACTTGCTGGAATTGTGCGGCCGCTTCCTCATCGAGGTTGTTCATACCTTTGATGATACCAGACTCACGGAAGAAAGCGTTTGCCCCATCCTTGTCTTTCTTGGAGTCCTGTGAGAAGAAGCCCTTATCATTCAGCTTGTTTACATAATAACCATTCGCTTCAGCGTCTTTGTTCTTCTTAGTCAACTGGTTCAGGGCGGCTTCGTAGTCAGTGAAGTCTTTCAACACACCCGATGAGCGCGCCTGTTCGATAGCGGCACGACCAGCTTGACCATCGGAGATAGCGAATTGCAAGGAGTTAATTGCCGCATCGTTTTCCGCGTCGGCCTGTTTAGTTGCCGCCACCCTACTCGCAGCGATCTGAGCCTGTGCGTCTTTCTTATAGCCTTGACGTTGTTCCAGCGATACAAGAGAGAACCGTGGGTCAGCTTCGATACCACTTACAGCGCGTTTCCGGCCTCGATCATACGCGGCTTTAAACCGTGGGTCAGCGCTTTCGCCTTTCTTGGTTGGCCCCCAAAACGCCGCCTTACCGCCACCTACATGGATACCCCAGCCGTAGTGTCCGATACCTGTGAACCCAGCCGCTGCCATATCTTCCATGACACGAGCGTATAACTCTGGATCAGCACTTGGCGTTACAGGCTTCCCTTTAACCGTGAGGACGAAATCAGAAGTGTGGCCTTCCCCACTTCCATCAACATCATGACGGTGTGAGCCGATACGCGCTAGGCCTTTTGCAGGTTGTGCGCCAGAAGTAATGGATGCGCCGAGGGAAGGGTCGATAGAACTAAGCACTGATGATACGCGGCGAACATACTCTTGAGAGACAGGCTTATTGCGCGTCTTGCCCTTGAGGTTATACTGAACGTTAGGCGCAGACCAATAGCCGTCACCGTCCTGACCCAGCTTGACTTTCGTGTGGTCATTCGTGCGGTAGCCGTTCATCGCGTTTGCAATGATTTCAGCTTCTTTCTGCCTGCGCTCAGGGTTAGATGTTAATGATCCAACCGCGTTACTCAGTGCGTTAAGGTCATCGCTTCTAGCCGCTTTAGCTACTGAGTCAGGAAGGGACCCGTAGTTCCATGCGATGGATGCGAGTGCGCCTTGCACTGCTGGCGGAAGTTGAGCGTAACGTGAATCGCCTACCGCACTTTTAACTCGTGGAATGAATTCGTTCTCGAGGCGATATGTTAGTGTGCGCTCCGCATCAGCTTTAGTGACAACGGTTTGTGCAGTCACAGTTTCAATCTTGCCGTTAGCCCGTACTACAGTATCACTACCATAACCCACTCGCCAAGCATCTAACTTGCCAGTGCTAGTACGTGTGTCTGCATAGGCAGAGGTCTCAAATCCCTCAGTGTCACGAATGATACTAAGCGCCTCACTTGGGGCAGAACCAGTACCGCCAGACTCAAGTTGCGTTTTAATCGCTGCCTTATAGTCTTGCCCAGCAATCTCAAGATCGAACTTGTACGCAGACTCAGCTTTCTCGATCTCACTTAAATCAGTGTTGGCGATGATTTCCATCACATGACCGCGAGCTTGTTCCTTAGACCAGCCGCCCTCAGCGAAACCAACGATGGCCTCAGTGTGTGCTTCTCCCACAGCCTTAGAAAAGAATGCGTCTTCCTGCTCAAGGCCGAACTTGAACTCAGTAAGCTTTGCACTTTCGGCAATCGCCCCAGCCCGTACACGGAAGTCTTCCTGAATTTCTGGGTCAAGGGTGGAGATGAACTCGTTTGTCATGTTAGTGATCTTGGAGTCAGCGATCTCGAAATGGTTAGACTGGTTCGGCAGCGTATCGCGGCGCTCCTCAGTCATAGTCGTAGCCATCTTAGTATTGAACTGCTGCAAGTCCACTAGGCCCTGAGTAGTCTTAACCTTCTGCTGACGAGCGTCATAGCTAGCGCCAGCCGATCCCAGCGCTTTACCGAAACCCGATAACGCCCGACCGATACCTGCGCCGAACGCTTCCGGTGTGGCAGCAGAGACATTGAAATGTTTCATAGGCGTATTGCTAATAGCTACGCTTGAGGCGCTTGGTGATGGAACTCTCATATTGATAATAGCCCTCTGCTTTGTGTCGGTACTGGAGTGTACGATGTTGATTGTGAACGTGACCCGAAGGCTGAGGCCGCACCAAGTAATGAACCAGCCGCATTAAAGAAACCAGCCGTACTTGCCGCGCTCGCTTCCATACGTTTCATTTCAGCGTTTGCCGTTTGGTTCGATGCTTCGACTAGGTGATTGTATTTGTTCAATTCACCTGAGTATCGCACTGCCAACGCGTCTGAGCGTGATAGGTTCTTAGCACTCTTACGAGTGAGGATTTGCGATTGTCCGCCCAGTGCTAGACCGGATGCGCCTTGTATGGAAAGCTGTTCGCCCAACATACCCGCGTTTTCCTGATCCTTACGTTGCTGCTCGATCTGCGAAACTTGTATTTCACGAGTAGCGTTATCGCGAGATACCTGTGCGTTCATCTCAGCCACTTGAGCCTGATAGTTTGCCGCGTCTGCCTGAGCCTGAGCGGACATAATAGCGCCAACCGCTCCCACCACTGAGCTAAGTACGCCAGCTAATGCTGCCACTTGTGCCATTAGTTCACCTCGTATACGTTAGTGTTCACAGTGGTATGAGTAAATCTAAACCCAAAAGCCTGAGCGAACCGATTATTAATTACATTATCTGCGTCGACCTCAACGCGAAACTTAGGGTAGATTGCTTTAAGCATTATCAGCCATTCACGCGATGCACGGATATAGCGCCGTGATTTTAGAAAGAACTGTTCACAAGGCATGAACCAAAAAACGAACGGGCCGAGAAGACTGTGTTTGGATACGCCGCAAATCATTACCGGTTTTCCCCCATCATATATTAACCACAGGCGTTGTAAGGCGGACAGTTTAATCTGTACCTCTATTCCCGTAGTGCGTTCAGTATCTGCAAAGACCTCTTCAAGTTCAGGCGTAAATCCCTGAATGTCTCTAATCATTATCATCGCCTATCTCCGTTGACAGTACTAAGCCCAAGACCCTTGCCGGCAGTGGTTGATCTTGGACGATATACATTTGACCATGCTTGTCGAATTTGCTTTTCACAGCTACATAGTCGGTGGTAGTACGCAGAGGAATAGCTTGACCCATTGCCTCATTAGTGCGCTCTTTAATTTCATACAGATTGGTTAAGTCCGTGCCGTATTTCAGCCCGCGTGTGTTGTTCACCTTAACCGCCATGCCTACGATATCTTTGCGACGCGCTTGAATGACTGCGCCATCGATAATCATTGGTAGAGTTTTGATCGTGCATTTGTATGGTATGCCTGCGATGATCATGGAAGCGGGTGAGGGCAGGGTAAGGGAACCGTTAGTCACAGTGCCTGTTGTCACGTTACCATCCGCAAGGACAGTTACATCTTCGCCTTCATGTTGCCATAGGCCGGAGACTGTGCTGGAGCCTGCGACCATAGACCATGATCCTTCCAGCACATCGCGTGGCGTAGTCTTCTCAAAGTCTAGCATGGTCATGTCATCGACGACACTGGCCGTTAGTTCCGATGTACTGACAAAGGCTGTGATAATCATCTTACCGTTATTAGCGCGAAGGACTTTACCCACGTCAGCGGATGAGAATGGGACCGCGCCTGTAAGCAGTGTGATTGTGACAGTGCCTGTTGCAGCGGAAAAGTGTAGAGAGCCGGTACCATTTTCGGGGCGGATCACAGTTGCGCAGTCAAGGCAGATAGCGTTCTCAGCTTTTTCCTCATCGTAGTTAGACAAGCGCTCAAGGTAGCCTACTGTCCTATCACCACGTACTCGGGAAATGGCAGCGTATACAGTATCCTTGCGGTCTTCCTGCACATTGATGAACTGTTTAAACTTACCGCAGGTAGCGATAGGCGTCCACCCGAAAATGTTTTGCTCAATCTCAAGTGTGAAGATGAGGCCATCACCGTCTTCGCGTACGCAGTACACTAAGCGATTAGGCGTTTCTTGATAGGTCCAATCTGTGATCTTGTTATCCAGCGTGAATAGGTGCGAACTGAGAATGGACAGGTCGCGACCGCCATACACCTTGGAAAAGTCACTGTAGGATAGTAGGCGAGCCGTGCCCTCTTTATCCGTAATGTATAGCAAGTTACTGTCGATTGGGATAGGCGGAATGTCAGCGATACCAAAGCGTGTTTGCGGCTCGGCAAATGATGACGTGGCAGATACAGCGAAGCTATCACCACCGTTAAGCAGCCAGATACCCGCACCGCTGAGCAGCAGCATACCGCCTCGCATGTGCTCAATGTGGCGTAGTGGAGCTACGATTTCACTATCGATCTCGAACCCATAACTGTCACTAGCCTTGGTGATCGTGCTCACATCGAAGTTATCGAACAGGCCGGGTTGTGATCCGAAGATACTCAGTGGACTGTTCTCAGTCGCCGCGTATATTTGGCGCTGTTGAATGATTGAGCTGATCGCAGGGTAGTTGCCCGTAGCGGGACTGCGTGAGATTGACGCGACCGCGCTTGAGCCTATGGAGAAGTTCACTGTGTCAGTAGCTGCGTAACCTTTACCGCCGTTGAGGATGTTCACCCCAACCACTCCACCGCCACGAGATATGATAGGGTAGCCAACAAAACCCGATCCCGTAGAGGTGGAGATTGACACGACTGTACTGTTCGTATAGCCTGAGCCAATAGTGGAAACATCAATCTGAGTGATCGCTTCATTAGCGAATGGGTTAAACTGCTGAGGATAGCCGCCTGTGAAATCAGGGATGATGTTATTATCTGTGAACTGTGCAGCGTAGCTTCGACCGATAAAGCCAAAGTCACTGGCCGCGCTAAGGTCAGCATCATCGGAGTAGATGAGTGAACGGTAAACGTTATAGTATGCTACGCCAGCTAGTGGTACCCAGTTAAGTGTCACACTACCTAGGGTGGATGCGTAGTCTACCATTGAGGTTACGAAAGCGATGTCGGATGGTACGGACTCTGTTCCGTCTGTATATACCGCAGTGACTGTGAACATAGTGCCCGCATCACCAGTACTGGATTTGATGATTGTTAATGTGCCAGGCCGTGCCGCATCACTTGCCACTGTTTCCTCACTAAGTGCCCAAGATGCATGACCACTGCGGGTTAGGTTCATGATCGGGTATGAGCCATGGGTTAGGCGAATGGTGTCGCGGATGCCGTAGCTGCGGAGAGATGCGAGGTCAGCCACGTCATAAGGATTTGCCAGCGTATATACGCGCCCAACAATGCCAGTGCCGAGAAGGCTTTCATCGCCAGCAAGGACTGTTTCATTCGTGACCGTATCGCGCAGAGTGAAAGTGGTTGTGCTAGTCACATCGACGTAAAAAGCTCGATCATTGCCGTTGCTCAGATCGCCAGCTAGGGAAATCTTTACCATGTCATCAGTGGTGTAGCCATGCACTGCATCAGTAGTTACCGTGTAAGGCGCGGACTGCGATATGCTCGCGATAGTCTTTGACGCTTCCAGCACGTATGCGCCAGACTGCGTAAACCGAATACGATCGTCAGTGAGGATGATGACATAGCTGTTGCTGAGTTCGTTGGAGAACTGGAACTTGATCAGCTTCACGCCGAGTTCAATGTCCTGAATAATCTCTTGTCCCTCGAAACCAGGTCGTGTGTTCAGTCCACCATGGAAATCAACATACCAGTTATGCGCTTGGCTCAGGCCGAAACCGTACTTCTCAAAATCACCGCGCATCTCCAGCTTAGGTGATTGCTCACCCGCTGTGAACGCGAATTGAATAAGGTCATCACTCATTTAATAAGTCCATTCGATGTAGCTAGATAGCTATTGAGGGGATAGAAAAAGCGTGTGGTAGGAATGTTGCTAAAACCTCGGACTGTGATCCAGTCTGGAAGTGTTTCAACTTGTGTGTATTCTTCATTGGCCGAGTTAGCTCGCATCTGCCTAACAATGTTATCGGCCTTCACATTGAGGTCGTTTGCTAGTGCGCGCTTACCAGTGGACTGACGGGCGATCGCCGCAGCCAGAGCGTAGATAACTGCCATGTACAAATCGTTAGACCAGTTCTGTGCGTTCTCGCGTTCTTCAGTAAAGATAAGAATTGGGGACTGACTATTAGTGTAGAGGTGTCGTGCATCATCCGTTCCGCCAGTAGTGAAGGATGAGTAATCCGCTAGGAAGCGGGGGCGTATGCAGTTAGAGGGAAACGCGTAACTATATTTCCAGCCTGGCTCGGGGTCACCAGCAGTCCAAGCAACTCCATCTGTACGGCTAGCCAATAAAGCCATAGAGTTGAAGCCTTTAAGCTCGGGCCAGTGGGCCATACCAAAAACATAATTACGCGTTAACTCGTAGTGGGTTGTGCAAATCTCAGCTTCAGGAGACCGCTCAGTAGGGGCAGACACAGGAGAGTTAATACCAGTTAAACTCAGTGCGATGTTGTAAATAGATGTAACGTCCTGTGCCATAGTCCTATTCCCCTTTAGTTGTTAGTGGCTCGCCGAACTCATCAAGCGCTGGAGCTTTCTGACCTTTCGACGTTAACGGCGCAGCGTCCAATTCTTGCTCCTCAGGCGATGGTAGGCCTGAGTTATCATCGATCACACGATACGCACCTGGAAGCTTTGGTTTGTAGCCTTTCGGCAACTCATCGTAAATTCCAGGTCGAATACGCTTTCCATTAACGAAAGCAGTCTTGAGGAGTTCAACTGTCATTTACTTGACTCCTGGGTACGCTTTAAACGCCGACACTGAGGTCGTTAGGAAGGCGTCAACTGCACCAGCAGTTAGGGCAGCCGTAGCTACGTTTGCAATGAGACCGAGATAGCGCTCATAGTTTGCACGTGCGGGCAGAGGAACGATAAGTACCTCGTCGCCAGCAGCATCCAAAGCTGTGATTGCCATAGCGCCTGTAGCGACATGAACCGTGGCTGAACCGTCAACTGCGATTGCAGCCTGCGCGTCAGATACCAATTCAAAATCCACTGTGGCGGAGCCGTCGGAAGTGAGGGCCGTAGCAACTTGAACAACAAGGAACAAGTTTTGTGCTAGGCCGAGGGCAGGGTTAGCGGCGCCTAGGTCGATAACATCGCCTACTAGACCGCGTCCTGTAGAAGTGCTGAGCGCCTCTGCGTCAGCAAATTCTGTGCGTGAGTCAATAATCATTTTGTGAGCTCCTTACACTACACGAGTTTCATTTGCTTCCAACGCAGTACACTGGCGAAGAGGGATGCGCTGATAGTGAGTTACCATCTTGCCGCCAACTTCTTCAGTTACGAGGGTCGCGTTTTTCGTCGCATTGGACAATTGCTGGAATAGCTTTGTCTCAATATCACGATCCATATACAACGCAGGGCGAACCATGTTGATATTAGGGAACATGCGCGAGGCTTGGAATAGTAGGTTCGGCAGGTTAGCCGAGCTACCTGATGCATCCGCAGTAATCTCTGAACGATCGATGTTACAGATGCGGACTACATAGCGCCAGTCTTTAACCACTAGGCCGAGTTCCCACTGGTAGTGAGTCCGGTAGCCTTGCATACGGCCATTGTTGCCGTCTACATTTTCCATGGTTACTTCACCAAGGTCATTCATGTGCAAGCCTGCGCTTGAACCTTTAGGGAAGATACCGAAGCAAGTCAACGGTGACCAGCCGACCAACCAGATAGAACCATTGTCCGAACCTGTACCACCAGCATCAATCACGTTACGAGCGTTTTGTGCGTTCGCTGTGTTCACTGTATTGTAGCGAGGTGCGAAGCCTGTAAATGCTTCTGGTTCAACGCCTTCGTTACCGAAGAAAGTTGTTTCAGCCATTTCGATATTCATACCCTCAATGTGGGCACGATCTTCGAGCAGGCGGAAGGCAGCAGCATTACCGTTAAGGTTTGCCAATGCCTTATCAACTTCAGCGTAGGCTTCAAGGTTACCGCAAGAATCAGTGATCTGCGCAGTTGTGCCTTTAGACGGCTGTACGCCACCATATAGCTTACGCCATGTAGGTGTTGGAAGACCTGTACGGATATTGGATTTGTGGCCAGTGATAAGGTTGCCCTCAACTACAGTCATGTCTTCCAAAATCGGATTAGTCTCAGTTAGAATTTCCGCCACATCACCGATGTTACCGGACTCATCCATGCTCTGCGTAAAGTCGAGCAGGGTTGGATTAAGATTGCTTTTTACAGCCATAGTCTTTTCCTATTTCATTGTTGGGAACATGCGCTGTTCCGTGGTTGAAGTGTCATTTGCAGGAGTTTCACCAACGACTGGTAAGCTCTCGCCGATATCAACAGCAATCTTGTGCAAGAAACGGATCATCTCAGGATGGTCTCCAGCTCCGGTAGCATCAAATACTTCCCGAAGCTCGGCATTACCATACTTTTCGATAACCTGATCGATTTGCAATAAATTATTGTCGAAAGCCTCACCACCGATTTCAGTATCTGCTTTTGCAGTGCTTACCCAATCGGTGCGTGTCTTGTCCCAGCCCGCTAAATTGTCGGCCTGAATTTTCTCTTGTAGGGCGGATGACGCCTCTAGCATTTTAGCAGTGCGCTCTTCCGGTGTGCCTTGGAAATTGGCAAGCTCAGTGAGCGTTGTTTTGTTATCGTCTGAAAGCTCCATGCCATCAGGTACAACAACAGTTTCGAAATCAAGTTCCACTGCGGCAGGAGCTTCACCGTCTTCACCCTCTTTAGGTGCGGGCGCTGGCTCTTCGCCTTCTGGTGGTGTTACCGGAGCAGGTTCTTCACCGGCTGCTGGCGCGGCAGGTGCGGCAGGTGCGGCTGGTTCTTCTGCTGGGGGTGTTTCAAGTTCTGTGTCCATTTTGTCTCTCCTTGAGTAGGGTTATATACTGCTCCGGCGCGTGGGCAGTTACCATGGCTAAAATACGCTGGCCTATATTATGCTCACCGAGGGCGAAGGCTGTTTGCCTATCTGTTTGCCTCATAGCATTAGTGCCAACATTACACATTTCTAACAGGTTCCAAACGAACTCGCGTCCATCGGCAGTGCCCATTAGGTCTTTAATCGTTGCGGCTTCGAGGGAAATAACTCGTTCCCTCTTTGCCTTCTGCCTCGCTAATATTCTAGCGTCTTCTTTTTCGTGCTCATACATACTTTATGCCTCCAATCATATATGAGTTTAAGGGATAGCGCAAGCACTATTTAAGGGCCATATCAGCCCAAAATTTCATTCAGGACGCTTCGACCGCCTCCCACTTCTGTCTCACTTGCAACCTTAGCTGCTTGTGCTGCTTGTGTTCCCATCTCAGCTGCTTGTGCCATTTGCTGTTGTTCAGCTCGGGCCGCGCGTTGCTGTTCGATGACTTCTTGATCCTGCAGAGACTGAGCGCTGACGCCGATGTTCCGTCCATACTCGCGGACAAGATTATCGAAGTTAGGCAGGTCTACTACGGCAGGCTGGATCGCTGCGAGGCTACCCACGAATTGCATGAAGCGTTCGGTCGGTGCTGTTGCGATGGCGCGTTGTGCCACGCTGAGGATTGATACGTACTGTATCTCTAGATCGGTGTCAGCAATCTCCTCAGGTGGGGGCGGAAGCAGTCCCTTGCGGTTCATGATGCCGAATACTCGAGAAATTCCTGGATCGAGTCCTTCGTTTTCAAAGCGCTCTAGCACAGGGCCGAGTAAGACTAGCTTTTCTTCCTTCCGAGCGTCGATTTCTGTGGCACTGCGTACCGTGTCGAGCTGCGAAATCATGTTGAACAGGGGATTGTGGAAAGTTTCGCGGATTGAGGCCCGTACATCTTGCAGATCGGCGGTGAGTTCGCCAAGGGGTAGCGCGACTTTATGCACTGGGGTCATGCCTTGGGTGTTAACATCACTCACAAAGTTGATGCCGTTAGGGACTAGGGCGGTTTCACGGGACTCAAGTTCGATACCAGCATTCATTGGGGGCTGGATCATCATGTCTAAGCCGCGAGCTTTGGCCTTAGTCTCTTGTTGCAGCTGCATTACGTCACCCAATGCGTCCATAGCAGGGGACACGCCGTACGGATCATTGCCGCTGACGTCCCAACGTGGGAACATTCCAGGCAATTCGTCGTATGAACTGCGTTCGAGGATGAAATCTTCTGTGTTTTTCTCAATCCAGAAGTACTCAACGAAGCGGCGAGAGGACGGAACGCCCACTATCTTCTTGGTGATAGGCTCAATGAGGTGGTTTACGATGTAAGTGCTACCCAGCTCCTTCGCCATATCTTCAGGATTGTTCCGCATTGCTGTAGGCCAGCCCTTTTTACTGGGCCATCTTGAGCGAACTTGACGACCATTCATGCTGATCTTGCGCGCGAATGTGTCAACGGCGAGGCGGGACGAGTTAGAGAAGAAGAACTCACCCACTGTCGGGGTGTAGCAGCGGATCACACTTTCACTGTCTTCGTATATGAGGTTAGCTGCGGAACCGAAAATGGCTAGGTCAAGGTACATCACTGCGAGGGCGTTATAGAAATTGCTTTCAGCCATCGTAGTCATCATTAGGCGTTCGACCTCTTCCACCCAAGCAGCTACTTTAACGTTGTCAGGGTCTACGCCTGGAACGCGAAGCTTGAACCAAGGCCGGGATGGGGAGGTGATCCCGTTCATCATGCCTGCGGCAAGGACCTTAGCAGCCCGAGTGCCAGACGCGTCAAGGAGGTACGGATTGCGCCCGAAGTTCTTTTTCTTCTCGGTTGCGCTGAGGAGGGTGTTGTACCTGCGAGGAAGATAGAAGTTGGCCAACTCCTGCCAATGCCCATAGTACGACTCACGATGAGAAGACATGGACTTCAGTACGGAGTTTAGCCGCTTCTTTTCAGCGTGAGTTACCTTCATGATCCACCTCCTAGTAGACTAGTCTTATTACTTGCCTTCTTTTTGATCCCGCCTGTGCTGGTGTTCACGAGCGAAGCGCGACCCACTGAGCCTGCACCGCTTGACGAGGATTGACCGCCGCGCATGAATGTAGCGTTACCGTTCTGACGGGCTGCTGCGGAGGACGGAGCTGTAGGTGGTGGTAGTGGGGCGACAGGGGCCGCAGCTGATTTTTTCATTATAATAGCCTTTCAAGTGCAAATGGGTCATAGTTCTTAGCAACTCTAGCGGTCTGCACTTTACGCCCAGTTGATACAGGGTAAGCAAAGGTTAGGGCTAGGGCATCTCCGACATCGGGCGACTCAATACCACGCCGTGCCATGGCCTCTTTTCGTTCGAGGACAATTTGATCTTTCTCGTTAAGGGAATAGGTAGGGCCGGACAGCTCCTCAGGAAACTCAATCTCTACACCACGTATGCGCAGTGGGATCGCTCCCTCTTTCAGGAAGTCCCGTACAGCTCCGTACATTTCACTCCGCTTATTCTTATACTTCACGCCGCGCTCGAGGTTCAGGTTCGTGGCCTTACCTCCAAAGTGTACGCCTTGGCATGGGATGCGCATGTGGCGGCAGTTATCTAGTACGCCTCCGCCAACTCCGCCCTCATCGATAAAGGCAATGGCAGCGCCGAGCTCGTTCATCATCAACACAACCTCTTGAGCGACTTCGATAGTGCTAAGGCCGTTAAAGACTTTGATAGGGAGTGTGCGAGCGTTGCGTCCCTGACGTGCGTAGAGTACAGTGTTATTCGAACCGAAACGCGCCACATCAACTCCGATGACGATAGGCTCATCCATGCTAGGGTAGATTGGGCGGGAGGTGGCTTCGATGGCAAGGTCAAGGGATATGAAGCTGTTTTCATCCACGCGAGGGAACAGGCCGCGCACACGAATACGCACGAAATCTGAGTCCACTCCGTAATCGTCAACCCATTCTTTGATCTGCCCTTTATTGGTGAAAGATACAAGGCGACTATCTACGGTGAGGCTGTTCCAACGCTTGGCGAATTTGCCTCCGTCGTGGCAGTCACGGAAACGGCCTGAGTTCTTGGTAGGGTTTCCAAAGGCGCACCAGATAATCTGCGTGTTCTTATCGGTCAGCGCTCCCTCGGTCACTTCCCAAATCAGATCGTCAATGGCTGAGGCCTCATCGAAAATTACTAGGATGCGCTTGCCTTGGTTGTGTAGACCCGCAAAGGCTTCGGTGTTCTTAGTGCTCCATGGCACCATATCGATACGCCAAGTAGCTGCGTGCTCCGGATCAGTCGAGAACATGGCAGTGGCTGTCATTTTGAACAGCTCTTTACCGATGAACCGGCGATACCAAGTGGCGACCTCAACCCATGTCTTAGTCTTCAGCTGGTTCTCGGTGTTGGCCGTGACCACTCCTTTAGTGTCTTCCATGGTGGAGATAGCCCATAGGATGATCCATGCCACCAGCGCGGATTTGCCGATACCGTGACCGGACTTCACTGCTAGGCGAATAGCTTCGTCAATGCTGAGCAAGCCTTCACCAAGGCGGCTGAGGATATCAACCTGCCAAGGCTCGGGACCAGGTGAGTTGATGAGTTCCGCCTCGCCCCAAGTGAATGCCCAGTAGACAAACCCTAGAGGATCGTTAGCGTACTCAGCAAGATCACTGATTAGCTCATCATACATCAGCGCCACCGAAGTACTTATCAGGGTCAATGCCCGCACTGCCCGCATTCTCAGAACTCAGCGACATGTCAGTGATCTGCAATGTTACCGAGCGGTTCACGCCGCTTTCCGCGTCATCGCTCTCGCTGAGACGTTCCACATCGACAGTGGCGATAAGGTTAAGCTGAGACCCAAGAGGTGGGAGCGTAGTCATGCCCAGCTTGGTAAGTTCCTCAGTACCGAGATGCAGCTCAAGCCCCCACGGATATTTGTCCGCAGTGCGCTCGTAGGGTTTCTCTTCTTCTTTGATCTCGGCAGTGGTCTTAGCCATGTTTACTAGACTAGTCATCATTGTTTCCTTCCGCGCTCAGGGCGTTCTCTGCGTTCTCGGCGTTTATAGTTTTCATTTTCTTCACGTTCTCGCGTGCGGCCTGTAGGCGTTCTGCGATACCGACTGTAACGTTCACATTCGTGCTGGAACTTGGGCCGAACCCAGTCCGATCAGCTGTGGTAGTTGTAAGCTTGATGAGGTCGGAGATTTCGAAATCTTCCGGTTTGTCCTCAAGGCGATCGTGCAGCTCCGAAACTGCATCCTTTCCCAGCGCGGCTAGGCGTTCATGCATCACCTCGAACTTATCATCGCGCAGGGAGTTATAGTGGTCGCGTAGGTTCGCGAAGGCAGGGTCACTGCGTAGTACACGAATCGTACTTGTACTGAGACCCGTATTGACTGAGATTTGTATATCGTCTGAGCCGGACGCCATCAGCCTAGCGGCTTCATGGTGGCGAGTGCGGATGCGGCGCACTGAACGATCAGCGGCTGGTCGGTCCGTAGTCATGAACGTCTCGGCATCTTCGGGCGTGAGTGAGCGTGTGCCTGTGATGCTCACGTCATGAGTGGGAACTCCGATGTTCCGTGCTGCTTTCATAATTTCGAGACCGAGCGACATGGCCATACTCCTTTTCGTTTACCAAGTCTAGCACAGGCGATGGTGATGCGCAAGGGCCGATTTGCAAGGTCGGGTATGGTCGCGGATCGCGCTTCCAAGTATGGCTGTACCTCCATCTGCACCACGCACACCTATACAGCTGGAAAGGAACGTAAAAATTACTCACATTTTCTGAAAGGTCCTGGCCGGGGTCCGAGGGGGCCGTACCGTCGAAGTCGCTTTTCACCGCTGCGGGAAGGAGGGAAGCGGCTGGTGACGCAGTGGGAAGGCGTGGAGGGAAGCGGCTGGTGACGCGCACGAATTGAATGAAGCGGAGTTACTTGAAACTAATTTCGATGAAGCGGAGTTACTTGAAACTAATTTCGATGAATGTGAATTTAGCTGTTGACATTGGCATTGGGCTGAGTTAACGTTCATACATGGCAATCACGCCATATGTCTCGGAAGGACACACACAATGACAAATACAATCACAATCACATTAGATGCGCCAACAGTTGAATGTACAGTTGGTGGTAAGGTAACACAAGTTAAGCTGGGTGACATTCACGCGGCGGCGGCGGCTAAGATATTCGCATATGGCTTCCAACGCTTTGTCAATGATAAGACTGGTGGGAAAGACGCTGAAGAAAAGGCCGCGATTGTGCTTGCTACCATGGAGGCGATTAAGTCCGGTGACATTGGCCGCGCAACCTCGACCCGTGACCCGCTGGCTAAGTATCGTCGGAATGTTATCCGCCCACATGCCGCCAAGCAACAGAGCTACAAGGACGCGGAAGACCGCAACAAGTATCTCGACGCGTTATATGCTAAGGCCGCGCCTGAGATGGTTGCACAGATTGACGCCGCCGCGGCCAAACTTAAGGCGATTGATGACAAAGCACGGGCAGAGACTGAAAGCCTTGGAATTAATATTCAGTTCTAGTCCCGCAACATAGACAAGTTTCGCCTCGCACGGTTCACGCCATGCGAGGCTTTTTTGTGTTCAGCGTTCGTATGGGCGATGGGGCTTAAATTCGCCCACACGGCGCGGTCTTGTTCGTGGCGGCACAATCACCCACCCGAACACCCCACGCCCTTCCCACCCCATACCAAACCCCACCATTCACATTCCCCACCCATTCCCCACGCCGTTTCCACACCCGCCCCAAATCCCAGCTCGTTCATATCCCTGATATCTTTGGTGAACCTATGTTTCGTTTTGCCGCTGCGGTTCGGTGGGTATGTATCCCAGCCCCCATTTTTACCCCCAGCCCCGTCCCCATCCCTTAATCGTTGAGCACTTGTTCGAGTTGTTTCTCTTATTAGTTTTTTTTTTTTTTTATACATACAAGGCTGGTAGGGTGT